GTCTCCTTGACCGGCACCTCTTACAGCGTCTGCTGTAAACACAAATTCATTAACACTTAGTCTTGCTGGAACGTCATCTTTTTTTTCATACTCTCCAATAGGTACAAACCCACCTTCAGCTCTATAATCTTTTTCCATACCACCAAGGTCCATCAGTCCACCTTCTGCTTTACCTATTCTACCACCATCTTTTACTCCATATGCTCTATAAGGTAAGTAAGTTCCTAGTCTTTCATCAGGAGGTAAGAAAGCATAGGCATCTTGAATTTGTTTTATTCTAGCTGGATCACCATTAGCGTTAGCTAGTGCGGTATTTAAAGACGATCTCATCTGAGCTGGTTTTGCTGGTTGTCCTGTTAAAGGATCAATTAATGATCCACCTCTGTCACTAAAATTATCTTCGTTTGGTGGAGCTTTGTTACCAAATAAAGTCAATGCTCCTAGGCCCAATGCTCCTGCTTTAAGTTTACTAATATTACCTAGTGTAAAATCACCTTCACCACCTTTTAATAACAAACCTTTTGCCATGTTAACTGGATTAAACATACCTTCACTAAAAAAACCTTTCCCAGCACCATAAGATCCTAGCATTGCTCCCCCACCATATATTAATGCAGCTTTACCTAGATCACTTTTTAAAACTTTTTTTGCTGCATCAGCTACACCGCTGACTGCACTCTTAACACCTTTAACTATCTTACCTAAAAAATATCCTTGTCTCTGATTAACTCTACCCATGATACCACCCATAGCTCTTCTTGCTCTAGTGCCCATGATTCCACCTTCAGCTGCATAACCTCTAAGAACGTTTGCTCCTTCTTTTTGTCCGCCTAAACCTAAATGATAATCAAAATCTTTCATTACTCTTTCATCTTCAACTTCTTTCTCTGATAAGTAAGGTATGTAGGTTTGATTGTTATCTCCTCCCGTTCCTTGCAAACCATCAATCTGTTCTTGAGTTTTACCTCTATTACCTATAGCGTCTAGTTTTTCTCGTGTAATATCAGGATCTCCTACAAGGAGATTATACATTGCCGTTTGATCTAATTCATTTTGTGCTGTAACTTGTGTATCTGGTCTCAATTTATTAAAACCAAAATTAAGTATTGCACCATATTTCCCTGGTAAAGGTGAGTTAACACCGTACAAATTAGGTCTTGTTTTTTCTATTGATGTTCCTTTGTTACTTGTTAAAGTTTCCATACCCTCTTTTAAATCACTAAAGTTATAACCTAAACTAGGATTAGTTGCGTCAGGATTAGTTTCTTTATTTGAATCATACTCCCCTGTAAAATTAGCAAATTCTCCTTCAGGTGTTGTAGCAACTCTATACCCTCTTTGTATCGCTGCCTTTACTCCATCCAGACTATAGTCGTCAAAATCTAAATACTGTTCTATGTTTTTAGCTGATTGATCAAATCTTTTTTTTGTAAGATTTGTAAGATTTCTTTTTTGAAAATTATTATTTGCATTAATTCCTTTTTGAAAAAAACCAACTTTTTGATAATTTGGCACACCTTTATTAGCATAAAAACCTACGGCTTCAGCTTCTTTAATTTTTTTAATTTCTATAGCTTTTTTAATAGCTGCTTGAACTTTTTGAACATTAACTACATTATTATTTCCATCATTACTTCTACCGGAACCACCTAATGGACCACCTTGGTAACCACCAGTAAGACCTGTGTTAGCTGATCTAGTAACATTTCCTTTTGAGTCTGTTGCATCTATTGTTCCTGCATCGAAACCTATAAAACTTGGAATACCATTTACTAATTTACCAGAGCCTCCATGTTTTTTAAGTAGGTTTGCTTCTTCTTTATTTATGTAAGCTAGGAACTCTCCTTTAGGGGCTTTCTTTTTTAAATCCATTATGGACATAACTACATGCCTCTGTTGTATAGACCCATCAAACCACCGTTGGCTCTCATCTGAACATTTTCTCTAATGTCAACATCAGCTATTCCGCCACCAGGCATTTGTTCTGCCATGTTAACATTTTCGCTCATACCCATTTTTGGATCTTGAGATTTAATACCGGATTGATCTGCTTGCATCTGTTGAATAATTTGTTTCCAAATACCACTCTGAAAAAAAGCATCAAAACTTTGAAACTGTTGTTTTTGTTCTGGTTCCATCTGTTCCCAAATCTGAGCTGCTACTTGTTTACCTTGTTGATCTTCAGCGCCACCCATCATAACATCTCCTCTGTCATACTTAATAGAGGGTGCACCCGCGTCGATCGATTCTGTCATTGAAATTTCTTCGTTCATAATATTTTTCTCCTGAATTGTTTAGTTTACTTGTTTTCTCCGAATAAATCAAGAGCTGGCATGATTACTTTTACGTCCTGTGCCATGTCTTCACTGACATATCCCTTTGCTTCCCAGTCTTTTACCTCTTTAAAAACTTCTCCTGTTTTCATGTGTCTATAAGTTGTGATTACTTCTGTTGGTTTTATTGTTGGTATATCTGTCATTATGTTGTTACCTCTTTTTTGATGTTTAGATAGCTGATACCGTATTGAAATTGATCCGTAGTGCTTGCTTGAATAGAAAGACCAAATCCTCCACCTTCTATAATTAAAGGTTGTGTTAATAATTCTTGACTTATGTTAGCAGCTAAAGGAGCTGTGTAAATAGCACTTGTTCCACCTTTAGTGCCATCAGGGTTAGTAATTGGAGCATTAACAAGAACCTTAGGTGTTCCTGTTGACCAAACAAGAATAGATTTAACAATATAAACTTCATTAATTAAAGGAAAGGTAAAACCTGCAGCATTTTCCCCAAAAGGAAAAATTGGATTTCCTGTTGTGTCACCACTTTTTCCTACAAATTTATATTGGTTTACTACTGCCATTAATCTAAAAAGAAACTTCTAGCTTCTATCTCCTGTTTTATTTCTTCTTGAAACGTTGTGTTTAATTTCTCAAGAACAGCATCTAAATCTCTTACTAAAGATTGTGCTGTGTCTTCATTATATTCTTCACTTGCTCTAGTTAATGTTTGTACTATCTTCGCCATTATCTTCTACCCCCTGAATGTATATCTAATCTAAAAGTTCCAAGTTTCCAATTACTGTCTAAAGCTGTGTTAGATAAAGTAAGAGCTATAGCTCTACCCCTAGCTCTAGTATCTATTTTTTTAGTGTTAGGTGTTAAAGAAAAAGGTCCTAACGGAGAACTTGCTGCAGCATCATTAGGGTAATCTCTAATATCTAACTGAGCTATTACTGTTCCTTGTTGTAAAATAAAATCAGGAATGATTCTACTAATTCTCATTATAAATTCACCATCTCCTCTAAGGTCAGCCATGTTACTAGCAGCCCCTTTAACTACTTTTTGTGTAATATCATAATCACCTGAAGTAATACTAGCTGGGATAGCTGTGTTAGCTCCGAGTTCTATTTGATTAACTCCAGTTTCATGTTCAAAATAATATGTAACTCCATCTGTATTACCTACAACATCAAAAGATGCATCATCGCTGGCATCATATTTTGTTGCATGTGGTAAACCAAAAACTGCAGAGTCTTCCCAAGTAGTTCTTGGAAATAAATTACTGTCATTAGTAAACCATATAGGACGTTTTGCTGTTGAGTCTAGGTAACTATAAGTTACTGCTCTATTAACTACATTAGAAGTAGATGTTGGATAAAACCAAGTTATTTCTCCAAACAAGTTATTGATACCACAATAAATTAATTGATTAGATGTAGTATTTAGATCATCATAAACATAATCTTCAACCAAGCAATCCATTGATTCTAGTTTACCCGTGTACCTAAAAAATCCATTGTCAGACATCCAGTAAGCAGCACCATCAACTTCAACGGCTGCATTCATACCAATCAATCCACAGTTAGTTCCAACTTGCTCGAAGGCAAATGTAAATGGAGTACCAACAAATCTCATAGTAAATAAGGAAGTATCGGTCCAAACGTAAATTGCATTTCTACCAAGTTTTGCTCCAATGATCCGTGATCCGGCGGCCAGTCTTTGTGTACCAGCACTATTGATTGCTGTAGGTATATAGTCATTAATATCTTCTTGAGATGAAAATCTTATAAACATATCATCAATAGGATTGGCAACTGTATCAATATTAATAACTCTTTGAGTTCCAAAAAATACTAAGTGTCTATCGGGAGTAGAAACTAATACATCTCTAGAAGCAAAAGGACTACCAGCAATTCTTGTTGCTCTTGTAGTCTCTGCGTTTGTTGCATCTGCATCCCATTCAAAACAAGGTCCTCCTACAATCAAAGCAATTAATCTTGAACCTAAATTGTCTAAAGCCCATAGACCTGGATCAGTTACTGAGTCAGTGTTAGCAGCAGGTGAACCCCATCCTGTAAAAGATGATGTATCAGTAACAGCAGCTCCTGTACTATGTGCGGCTCTTGTTGTTCCTCTTACTGCTCTAATGATACCTGTTAAATTATTTCCCGTAACTCCTGTGTAAGAAATTTCTTCCGTGCCTACCTTAATAAAATTTGTTCCAGAACTAGGTAGACCTGTGGTACTAGCTAAAGTAATATCGGTTCCTGTTCCTCCTGTACCAAAAGCGTTATCACCTAACGCACCATTTAGTGTAGTTGTTAGAGGACCAAAAACATTACCACCCCATAAAGATATACCCCATCCGTATGCACCTAGTTGTTCTGCTGGTCCTACAGGATAATAAAATTTTAATTTTAATGTTCCAACTGTAGTAGCTGTTGAATTGCTACCCATAGTAATTGTTAATTCACTAGTTGAATTAATTGCAGTTACCATAAATTTAATTCCATCAAAATCTGCAGCAGTAAAACCTGTTCCAGTTCCTCCAGTAAATTCTGACATTAATAAAATATCTCCAGGTGAGATACCATTTGTTGAAGTAGTTCCAGGAAAAGTTATAGTTACTGTTGGAGAATTGTTTGTAAACCCTATAGCAAAGGCACCAAAGTCAGCACCGAAGTCTGTTAAAATTGGATGGATGTCATAATAAACACCACCTGTATAAGCGTATAAAATTCTGTTAGTTCCTATGGCTGCGTATTTAATAGAAGCGGAGTTAACAAAATGTTGTAATCCTCTAGCAACTCCTGTTAGTTTACTTTGCCCTAGTTGAGACCAACCACCTATTTTTTCAGGTGTACCATATCTAAATCTAACATTATCACCACCAGTCCATTGCGACTCCGCTCCGGTTGCTGTAACTTGTTTATTAAATCCTGGTAAAAACCCTAACTTTTGTAACATAGAACTCCATTATATTATGCCTTGACCATTGAAGGAAGACCTAACATAGGTCTTTTATCAAAACGGTTTTCTTCAGCAAAAGGACCATTCACATGGTTATAATGAAGAAACACCTGTCCACAGATAGTACCTTCAAAAGGTTCTCTCCAATGCTCTAATTCACATCCACTATATACCAGCATATCTCCAACATCAAGCAGGACTTTTGTGCCTGCTGGAGCACCTGGTTTAACTAAATTTTGTCTTTCATTGATGACATTATTAGCTCCTGTCCCGTCTATAAATATTGGCCATGGCTCACCACCCAAGTTTATCGTAGTAGATATCTCACAGCTTGGTCTGTCTTTGTGTCTATGAAGTGTGTCT